GAATGCTTCGTTTCTTTTAGATCCATCAGGACTTCCAGAAACACCTTGTTGACCAAAACGAATCAGCTTTACCTCATCGCCAGATTTAGCCAATACAGCATGGCTTTTCTTTGGGTGATTAGGAGTCTTCTTTGGCTTGTTATAGCCAGAGAATTGTTCTGATCCACGTTTGATCATTTCTTTTTAGCCTTGTTCTTGGCTGTACGCTGACCACGCATAGGCATCTTAGCTTCAGATAAAGCGATAGCAATTGCTTGCTTAGGGTTCTTGACGACAGGACCACCCTTGCCAGAGTGCAGCTTCTTGTCTTTAAATTCACCCATTACTTTGCCAATTTTTTTGGCAGCTTTAGTCATCTTCATACGATACCTCGCAGATATATATGCCCAATACTATAGCAGTTGTAAAAAAAAAGCCACCCCTAAAGATGGCTTAAATCCCAAATGGCACTCTGGTAACTAAACAATACCACGAATTGCACGTTTAAGCGACTTACCCCAACCTGTGGAATACCCGTAGCTGGCAACTCCAGCGTCACTAGCAAATGTCAGTACTAGGGCATCAGCCATGTCAGGAGACTTCAGGCCACGCCTACGAATGTCGTCCTTGGATTCAATCTTCATCTTTCCACTGCTATTGAACGAGTAACGGACTGTGGCTAGTTCGGCAATTAGGTCTTCATTTGCTGGAATCTTGCAATCACGCTTTTCCAGCCAAGCTTTAGTCTTTCCCCACAGTTCTGCACGAAGGTTAATGTACGTTTGACCCATTGCTGGAGATTCAGAAACATTGACACCACGAGCAGGAAGGCCAAGCTCACGAAGGCGATCGACCACACCAGCGCCAAGGCCAATAGAGTCAACAAGGATTTCTTGTGGCTTTTCTTTATGTCCACACGATTCATACTGTGCAACAACGGCTCCTGTTAGTTGCATCAAATCTAAGTTTCTCCATTTGTCAAGAGAAATTACTACATTTGACTGTCTTTTACATAAAACTGAGGAGTCTGACCCAAAACGTGCCACGTCCAGTCCCCAGAGGATGGGGGCATCTTCGTAGGCAACGACATCTCGGTGTTTGGCAGATTCGAGAAGCTCCATAGGAATGATGGTATCGTCATCTGACCTTGGGAATTCACCAAGCACACGTATACGGAAAGCATTTGAGTCCTCCCCATAACGAGACTTCATATCATTTACGAAGTCTTCTGACACACGTTTGGAGTCTACACAGGACACACGTTTTGTCCACCATTCGTCTTTTAAGCGGTTGTGTGTGTCAAAAAAGAAACCAGAACTACGTACAGGGTTGCCAAATAGGATAGTTACAGCGTTATGGCCTGACATCGAGCCAGCAGCGGCCTCAAACACCTGTTCTGGCACACCAGAGGCTTCATCAGCGATCAGCATAACGTGATCTGAGTGGATACCCTGAAGTGCTTCTGGCTGTTCAGCACGTGATGTACGAGCGGAAATAAAGGCTTCGGTAGCGGAAGCTTTCAGTTCAATACGCTCTTGTTTGACATCGAGGAGTTGTTGGATAGGAGGAGGGAGTTCTTTTACCCACTTCTTCAGTTCTGCAAAGAGGGCATCATAAAGTTGGCTGGACGTGGGAGCCGTGACGACCACTTTAACGGGGTATCGAGTGAGCATGTACCAGAGCATGGCCCATGAACCAGCAGTAGACTTTCCAACTCCGTGACCTGATCGGATAGATATTTTTCTATGTCCAGCGGCAACGGCAGTGAGGAAGTCGACTTGCCAGTCATCTGGCTCAACTCCAAGTACTTCACGTACAAAAGACACTGGGTCATCACGGTACTTCTTAATAAACTCAATAAACGGGTTGTTCATTAGTTATTCTCTATCACTTCAGTCGCTTCAATAGCTTTCCCCATATGCTTCAAAGCTTGGAGGTGCAGGTCGCCAACAGAGATGTTCACTTCCATAGACTTGTCTCCATAACCTTCAGGATCGAGCTTAGAGGCCATCCATTTGCGTGTATCCACTTGTAGACGTGCTTTGTTAACAGCAGCCGAGGAAGAGCCATCAGCGAAGTCTGCAATGTCCATAGCATCTTCTGCCAGCTTCTCAGCCTTCAGTTTACGGGCCGCAAGAACAGCATTTTTCCGTTCTTCAGTCTGGTTAATCCAGAAGCTCAACATTGGCCTAGAACACTCAATGAACTCTGCCAGGCGACCAATAGTCATCCCCTCAGCTATATGGGACGAGACAAACTCAATCCCACCCAGTTCTTCAATCTTCTTCTCTAAAGCCCTACGCATTGGAAAACCAGCCATGAATACTCCTGTGCGGAAGCTAGACCGCAATTTTTTTTATAAGGGTTGGTGGCCTGTATTGATCTCAGGCTTTGCAAGCTGCATAGATAGCGGCATCAAGATAACTTGCATCCTTACGCTTATGGTGTGCATCAATCTGCACATTCACCAACGCCTTGATTATATGCCTACAGTTTCAAAACTATTTTTTGGGAGGTTATAAAATTTTTTTTGGGTGAGTATTTTTTGGTGTGTGTGATTATTTTTTTGGTGTGTGTCATTCTCCCCGTACCTGCCGCCCCCTGCTTTCTATCGAAGGGGGGTTGTTGCGGATTTACAACGGTTAGTAAGCGCTCACTTACTTAATCCTGGTTAGTGAGTGCTCACTTACATAGGCGGATCAACTTTACATAATGCCCGATATATCAAATAGGCGGACATATGCACGTCTTTGCATAGGTTAGTTAAGCTGCCAACTTATGCACGGGTTTGCATAGGTTTGTCTCATGCACGCGTTTGGCGTTGGTCGTTCGGTGTTTGTTGGACGGTTTATTGTTTGGGTTTGCTTTGTTAGGTTAACCGTCGACTTATCGCCAAGCCAAGCGCCAAGCCTATGTAAGCCGCCAAGTTATCCTATACCGACCCCTTATACATTCCTTATGAGAAGAGAAGACAACGACCCCGATTAATCTTCTTTTTCTTTTCTGTTTGTAGCTACATAATCAAAAACTATCGAACCCGAAAAACGCATAAAAACAATTCATTGGACATTGTGCATTTTGGACCGATACTAACGGCGTGACTTCAGTCATACCGACCAAGCGGACCCTTGGTAACTTGTTAAAAGGCGTAAATCATGCAAACAGTACTTTCCCCCGTTGTATCCCCCGTTCTTACCCTTGGCGAAGTCGTCGACCGCCTTGGCCAACTTCGCGCCGAAATCGCGGACTTAGAAGTTTTGGAAAAGCAATTCAAGGAAACGTTGTCCGATAGCGGCGAAACCAAGGTTGTCGGTAAGTTGTACAAAGCGGCGGTTATCTATTCACCTGGACGCATTAGCACGGACTGGAAAACAATCGCCGAACACTTTTCACCAAGCCGCCAACTTATTACGGCGCATACGCACCAAGGCGCGGCTTTTGTCTCTGTTCGTATTTCGTCACGCTAAAAGGAGTAAACCATGCACAACAAACTTTTCACAATCGTTTTGTTTTTCTTTTCGTTCGGCTTTGCGCTTTGCGCTTTGTTGGCTTATTTTGACGTTTTAACCAAGTAAGGGGCGGACAATGACAACTCAAACACTAAAAAACGTTGGCCCGTATACATGGGTTAGCCGTGACGTTACAAGCGACAAGGGAAAAGGGGTTTTTCGTTTTCTTTTGTACGGCGCATATAACGCATACGGGCTTATCGGGTCCGAACTGAACGGTATAGCTATTTTGGACGAAACCGAAAAACGGGTTTTATGTGACGGTATTCAAAAAACCGATAGCGGATATTTTGGACCAAGCCAACGACAACTTGAAACCTTGGTCGACCTTGTTTGTATGCCGTATGACAAGTTCGCCGAGTTCGTCAATCAACACCCAAACGCACGTTATGCGTTGGACTAATCAATAAACTAAGTCAAAAGGCGTAAATTATGTATTCAGTTGCACTAACCTTAAAAAGCGCAAACGTTAAAACGGGTCCAATACCCGTATCGATAACGTCCGCAAACAGTTGTCCTAAGAGTTGTCCGTTCAATGACGGCGGGTGTTATGCCAAAAGCGGACCCTTGGCGATACATTGGCGCAAAGTTACCAATGGCGAACGGGGTTTGGACTGGACTGGTTTTTGTGAATCAATCGCGGCGCTACCCCAAGGCCAATTGTGGCGACACAATGCGGCGGGCGACTTAGTAGGTGACGGCGAATCAATCGACCCCAAGGCGCTTGGCGAATTGGTATTGGCGAACATGGGAAAACGCGGTTTTACCTATACGCACAAAACGAACGACCCCAAGAACTTCGAATGGATAAAATCGGCGAACCAATGGGGTTTTACCGTTAACGTTTCGGCGAATTCGCTGGACCATGCGGACGAATTGGCGGCGTTGGATATCGGACCAGTCGTTACCGTCCTACCAATTGACGCGCCAACAAAGCAAACGACCCCAAACGGGCGGACCGTTGTAACTTGTCCAGCGACTTACAAAGACAACGTTTCGTGCGATACGTGCAAACTTTGCGCCGTTTCGAACCGTTCGACAATTGTGGGTTTTCCAGCGCATGGGAATGCAAAGGCCAAGGTTCAAACCGTATTTTTTGCAAAAAGGGGTTAAAAATGAACTTCACAAATTGCCAAGCATACGCAAACGGCGCGTTGGACGGGTACAACACTGGGTCCGAAAATAACCCATATTGTCCCCAAGAGAAGCCAAACGAAAACCAAGCATACAAAATCGGGTATCAATACGGCGTATCGCTTTATTGCCAAGAAAATAAAAACTTAAACGACGAATAAAAAAGGGTAAAAATGTACACTTTAAACGTAAAACTTATAACCAATAACGTTTCCAGCTTCGATTTTTTCACAATTGACGAAGCGAACGAGTATTTTTACGAACGGCGAATGCTTGAAAACCCGTGCATTGTTAGCGTTTGGCTTGAAACCAAGGACTTTTCGACTTGGCTAAAAGAAAAAGGGGTCGAACTATGACAAACCCAAAAGTTGGTGACTTGGTTCGTTTTTCGGCGGACTTTTGCGAACTGGTAGGACCAAGCGCCAAAAAAATGCGCGGCGAAGTTGTCCATGTATACGAACAAGTAAGGCCAAACGGCCCGTTTCGTTTATCTGTTTTATGGCGCGGCGACGAACAAGCAAAAGGCGTTTTGTCGTCAAACTTGGCAAAAGTAAGGGGGAAATTATGACAAGCCCAAAAGCTGGAAACGTTGGAATTGTGACGACCAAGGACGACCAATTGTGCGAAGTCACTTCGGTGCAAAACGGGTTACTGTATTGCCTACCAATGACGGCCCCCAAGGTTTTACGCGTTTGTTTGCCTTGGCAATTTTGGGTTTTGTTGGACAAAATGCCCGACTAATTCGAACTTTTACAAAAAGCGGCGGCGTTTGTCGCCCCTTTTTTTAAGGGTTTGGTTAGTAAGCGCTAACTTCGCAGCGTATTGGATAAAACGCGTTTTAAGGCGTTTTTGTCGTTTTGCTTGTCTTGGTATAGGCAAACAAAAAAAGCGCCTTATTCGTCGTTTTATGCGGTTTTGGCGGCATTGTTTGTTGTCTCATGCGTTGTCTTTTTTTGCTTAGTTAGTAAGCGCCAACTTCGCCGCTAAGTTAGCAAGCACTAACTAACTGTTGCATTTTCGCAACACTTGTAAGGTTTTTCTCGAAAAATCATCATTTGGATTTTGAAAGTCGAATTAACCAGTTTGTTTGGCAGTCAAACTTTTTTGGAATTTCAAAAGCTGGAATTTTCAGACCCCCCTGCCATTAAAAGCCTGATTGTCTCGTTCAGTGCTGACAATTCATCCATTTTCTTTATGTTCCACATGCGCTTATTCCCGTGGATACCGTTTTGGCTACCCCTGTGGCAGTCAGCGCATAAAGGCATGGATGTGAACCACTGGCCCTGGTTTATCTCATGGCATTCACTTGGACCCGTCTGGTCGCAGACTATGCAGTTCATCTCCTTGATTTTCAGGATGTGTTCCTTCTCCGCTTGTGTCGGAGCTTTCTTGTTTTTGCTTTGCATCTTTATTCCCAAATATCTTTGCCCAGTTACCTGCAAATGTCTCTTCGTCAACGTCAAATGGACGTGGAGCTGAACCTTTACCCATTTCTTTTTTCCTCTTCTTTAGAAAGTTTTAAATATTCTTTATAAATGTCGCCAAGTATTTTTGGGCCAGTTACCACAGCCTCTCTTAGCTCCTCCATAAGTTTATTCATGGCAACATTATGTAAAGCTTTTTTAAATAACTCACCTTCATCCATTAAATCTCTCCTCTTTCTTGATCCTGTGCATGTAGTCTCTGGTCTTTCTTTCAGAACCTAAACCGTATTTCTGGTCACAAAGCGCCAGTCTTTTGTCGATCGTTGCCTTGTTTTTAAGCACTTCCCATGTTGTCAGCAGCTCTCTGGCCTCTGCCATCAGTAGGTCACCCAGTGATGGGCTTGGCTTTGGATTCCTTACTCTGAATACTGGCCTCGATTTTTTTAACTCTAGATTCAAGATCTTTTACCTTTTTTTCCAGTTCAGACTGCTTTTCTTCAGTAATCTTTCGGTATGGGACTGACAGGCCAATGGGTTTGCGTTCATTCACTTGCGTCCTCCACCACGTTTGCGCCAGCCACTCATTTGTTCTTCTCCTTGAGTTTGGCTTCAATGGCAATATAAACATCCGTCAAAGAATGGCTGTTCCATGTCCGCATACTGTCACCAATCATGTTCAATTCATCCGTAGTCAACCCAACCCATGTGCGCAAATGCTCACTAGCGTTACGCTGCAGAGCATCTTCTGCGGAAATGATTGCTTCTTCTGTTTGTTGGTAATGATATTGATCTTCTGCTGACCATTGACCAGAATCACCAGAATCAGCCAATGCTTTCCATTCTCTGTTGTTAAGTTTTAACGCCTCAAGCGCCATGCGTAGTGCTAAATTTAACTGCTCAATTGCTTTACGTTCCTCTAATGTCATAGTGGGCTTTCAGGTAGTTGTTGTCGTTGTTGTTCAGCGTACTCTTTGATCTGCTTGGCAGTCCAAGG